GCCCGCTGACGCCACCATGACCGTTCACGTCTACACTCTCTCCCCGTCTGACATATTGTCCATGTGTCTAGCCACTACAACTGGCACCCATCTTGGTGCCTACCATCTGTTCGACAAGAGCAATGGTCTCCGCGGCTCAATGTACGGAGGAGAAGCTCGTTGGCAAATCAACCCTGTCGATGAAACGATCGTCTTCTGGCCCATGGGTGGTTCCGCCTATTCTCATCCTTTCCCGTCGTGGCTTTATGCCGACAACTACTATGAGAATGGAGGCCACGCCATGGAGTGGTCCGTCCACCGCCATACCGGGTATACACTCGTGTACCGTTTTACCCTGTGCCACATTCGGCCCCCCCGACACCTTCCGCCCAATCCCTTCGTCAGCCGCATCACTAATCCTAGCGACTGGGGCGAAGTGACCTTCCGTGCTCCTACCACAGACCGCAAGTCCGTCCACACCGCCATGACCGTCGAGAACAAGGATGTTGCTCGTATCTGGTCATTTGGTCCGTTTGCCGTTTCCATAGGCACCGACCGGCAAGTGTTTTGGACTCCAAAGGACTTCGTAGACGAACTCATCCTTTTTGCCGCTGGCATGCCTCGCGACCAAGCCTTATTCTCAACTCTGGTCCAACACGGCAAGTCCCGGCTGAAATTCCATGAGATTCCTACGTCTGAACAGGCTACTGCCGTTCTATGCGCGTCCCACATTGCCTTCACTGCCACTGTACACTACGAGAACTGTCTCATGTCTCAGACCCTTGAGGAGTCCCACTGGGACCTCCAAAGGCACAAGAAAACTGCGCGTCTCGTCAATCCCGCTATCGGACCCGCTGATGCCATGTACTATTCTGCCATCGCCTTCTTGTTGCTTGCTGCCTCCCTTATCGCGTGGCCGCTCCTCTCCCGTCTCGTCCCCATGCTCTACAATGTCGTCGAGTCTTGGTTCCAATGGAATTTCGCAGCACCTTCCACTGGGCTGGCTTATGCCGCCTATGCATTATTTCCTGTTGCTGGTTATTTCTTGTCGCCAGACTATCCTGACGTCACTCCTTTGGGCAAGCTTGTAGACTATGCCATCTTGTGGTTTCTGACTCTCTCGATACTCCTCATCGCTAGTGTATCCCCCCAATCTCTCGTCGTGTGCAACGTCATGTTCTTCCCCATCCTCGAAGAAGCCTTCCGTCGAGTCAGAGGTGTGGGATGTTACTTCTCCCACTTTGTCCCTATCGCTGAGACTCTTACCCATGGTCCGGGTTCCAACCTGCTCGTCCATGCAGCTTGTTACTACCTCAGCTTTGACAAGGCCATCCTGCTCCATGTCGTTCACAACGCAGCAGTCTATCTAACCATTGGTTACGCTGCCTCCTCGTGGCCCGCCCATTATGCTTCCGCATTTAGCGCTGACCCCTTGTGGCTCGCTCTTCTAGCTCTAGCCGCCGCTTGTTGGTTAT